TATGCAGATGGAACAAAAGTAGCACTAGCAGATGTTGAAAAAGAAATTGCGGCAACAAAAGCAAAAATTGATAAAGAGGAAGCTGGTGGTGGAGGTTGGTGGTCAACACTAATTGATAATATTGGACTTATAGGAACTGTCGTAGGAGGAACTTTAGCGGCAGGTGGTGTAGCCTATCTTGCAGTTAAAGGATTTTCTTTATTGTTAAGTGCATTTGGAACTGGACCTGTGGCGCTTGGAGCGGCAGTTCTTGTTGGATTATTTGTTGGTACTGGATATGCAATTAAACTTGCAGGTGAAGGTATTAATTATGCAGGTGACGGAGTTAAAAAGGTATCTGATGCATTAAACGAAATGAGTCAAATTAAAGATGTTGCTAACTTGAAAGAAGTTGGCGGCGTAATGGGTGAAGTAGCAGATTCATTAATGCAATTTGCAGTTGGTGGTGCTATTATGAAACTAGTTGGTACTGGTGGATTAACACAACTTGCAACTGCAATTTCAGAGTTTAATACTATTGATGGTACTAAACTTAAACAAGTAGGTCCAGGTATAGCGGCACTATATGAAGGTACAAGTAAATTTACTGGTGACGGTGCTTGGGAAGGCTTTAGTAAATGGGTTGGTAGTTTATTTGGCGGAAGTTCAAATGACTTTGAAAAAATGGCTGAAGGCATTAAGCATTTTGAAGGCATTGACGGATCCAAATTAGCCGCTCTTGGAGGTGGCCTAGGTGGCATAGCAGAATTTGTTGGTGCTATAAATGCCGCCGAAAAACTTGGAGACCAAGTTGAGGCTATTGAAGCTTTGGTTAGCGTAATGGCAGACTATCGAAAACAATACAATAAGATGAGTTCAGATATGCAGGCTAGTTTTAATCTGGCTGTAAATAACTCCGGAAAAGAGACTGTTGAAGCACTGAATCAGTTAAATACTGTCATAAAGCAATTAGTTTATGAACAACAAACAAGTAACGAAATAGGGAAGAAGATAGTTGGAGCCGTTAACGAAGGCGGAGCTATAGGATAAAAAATGAGTTGGAAAAGATATTTTACACCCGTAACAACTAACGCATCAGACACAGGAAACTATAGTCCGTTAGGCGGAAATCCAAACCAAGGCCTTGGACCGGCACAAGCAAATTATAGTTCTTATCTACCAGATGTATATGTTGGTTCTCCAAATCGTGTTGAACGATATGGACAATATAATACTATGGATATGGATTCGGAAGTAAATGCCGCGTTAGATATTTTAGCAGAATTTTGTACACAAAAAAATAAGCAAAACAAAACTCCATTTATAATGGACTTTAAACAAAAAGCTACGAATTCAGAAATTACAGTACTCTCACAATACTTACTACAATGGACTAAACTAGAAAAGTTTGATACACGTATGTTTAGAATTGTACGTAACATTTTTAAATATGGTGATGCATTCTTTGTTAGAGATCCTGAAAGTAAAAAATGGTTTCATGTTGATCCAGCAAAGGTATCACGTATTATTGTAAACGAATCAGAAGGTAAAAAACCTGAACAATATATTATTAGAGATGTAAACTTAAACTTTAGAGAGATGGTTGCAACAACTCCACACCAAACAACAGGTAATGTTACTGGAGGTGGCGGAGGCTACTTACAAGGCGGAGTACGTGGATACGTTGGAGCATCTAATGCCACAGCCGCTAGTGGTAGTAGGTTTCAAAAAGAAATAAAAGAAACAGCCATTGATGCTGAAAATGTTGTACACCTTAGTTTATCAGAAGGGTTAGATAACAACTATCCATTTGGTAATTCATTATTAGAAAGTATTTTTAAAGTTTATAAACAAAAAGAATTACTAGAAGACGCAATTATAATTTATAGAGTACAACGTGCTCCAGAACGTAGAGTATTCTACGTTGACGTGGGCAATATGCCGAGCCACTTGGCTATGCAATTTGTCGAAAGAGTTAAGACTGACATCCACCAAAGAAGGATTCCAAGCCAGACGGGAGGAGGCCAGAACGTTATTGATAGTGCGTATAATCCATTATCAATCAATGAAGATTATTTCTTTCCACAGACTGCAGAAGGTAGAGGTTCTAAAGTTGAAACACTACCGGGTGGCACCAATTTAGGTGAGATAGATGATTTAAAATATTTCACTAATAAACTTGTACGTGGTTTACGTATTCCTAGTTCTTACTTACCAACAGGTCCAGATGACGGACAAAGCAACTATCAAGACGGTAGAGTTGGTACAGCGTATATTCAAGAGTTACGCTTTAATAATTACTGTGAACGTTTACAAAGTTTAATTACAGAAGTATTCAATCAAGAATTTAAACGTTACCTTTTAGAAAAAGGTGTTAATATTGATACAGCTATGTTTGATGTTAGAATGCAACCGCCACAAAACTTTGCAAGTTACAGACAAAGTGAACTTGACAATGCTCGTATTGGAACATATACACAAATGGCGGCAATTCCTTATGTATCAAACAGATTTGCTATGAACAGGTTCTTAGGATTAAGTGATGAGGAACTTGCTGAAAATGAACGTTTATGGAAAGAAGAGAATGACGAGAACTTAACTCCACTACCAACTGATGCCGCAGGCGAAATGAGAGGTGCAGGAGTTAGTGGTGCAGGTATAGGTGCTGACATGGGTGGCATGGAAGACGAAGCACCAGAAGGCGAAGCAGAAGCTCCAGTAGACGGCGGCGCGGCGCCACCACCAGATACAGCAACAGGAGGCACTCCCGGGGGAGCGGCGACTCCACCACCAGGAGCATAAATAGTAGTATGGCACACTTGAGAGAAATATTTTACTTCGATAAAGAAACCCTTGAACCGGTTGATAATAAACAATACGATCCTATTGATGATGAGTCCATTGTTCAACGCGATGACTTACGCAAGACGCGATTAACTCTACGTCAAATTAATAAAACTCGCAAAGCGGCCGAATTACATAAAGAAGAGCAGGAAAAAGAGCTACACTTCGTACGCCAAATGTACGGAATTGCCGCTAACGCCGAACAGGCAATTTAGTCCGATGTCCAGGTCTGGACAGGCATTTATAATCGGTAACGGCACCAGCCGTAAATCCATAGACTTACATCAATTAAGAAAAAATATCCCTATAGGTAGTAAAATATATGGCTGTAATGCTGTATATAGAGAGTTTGAACCTGACTATCTAGTAGCTGTTGATAGTAAAATGGTTATGGAAATTAATCGTAGTGGTTGGCAACTTACACACGAAGTATGGACTAACCCTAATAAATCATATAAAGACTTTAATAAGTTTAATTACTTTGATCCTAGTTTAGGTTGGAGTACTGGCCCTACAGCATTACATTTAGCTAGTGAAGAGAGCCATAATAACCAAGATATATACATCTTAGGCTTTGATTACGAAGGTCTTAATAGTAAAGTTAATAACATATACGCAAGTACAGAAAATTATAAGTCAGCTGATGCTACAGCTACATACCACGGTAACTGGGCTAGACAAACAGGTATCGTAATCCAAAAAAATCCAACAAAGAGATATATACGAGTAGCACTAGAAAGAGATTCTTTCTTGCCAGACAATTTGAAGGTGTGGGGCAACTTACACCACATGACAGTACAGGATTTTAAGGATCTGTTCAAGATCCTATAATCTTAATGTAAAACGGCCCGTTTTAGGCCGATAACCACGTACTTTTTCCCATATACCATAAATATTATACGACAGCCTTACCATATCTAAACAAACAGGAGAAGTTAAAATGGCAAATCAAAATAAATTTGAAGCGATGCTTGAAAAGTTAATCGCTGAAGATAAAGCGGGAGCTGAAGAACTATTTCACGAAATAGTTGTTGAGAAATCCAGAGACATTTACGAAAAACTTTTAGACGACGATATGCCCGAAGTTGAAGTAGACGAAGCGGCAAAAAAAGACTCTGAAGTTGACGAAAAAGAAGATACAGAAGCTAAAGAAGACGAAAAAGTCGACGAAAAATCAGACGAAAAAGCTGATGAAAGCGACGAAGTAGTTGACGAAAAAGCTGATGAAAAAGCTGACGAAGATGAAAAAGAAGTTAAAGAAGAACTTGTTGACATCACGCCAGTAGAAGACGTTCCTACAGAAGGCGGCGACGAAATGGGCGGCGATCCAGCAGATGCTATGATCGGCGACATTGAGCCAGGCGCTGACGACGAGGAAGGCGATGACGCAGAAGCAGGTGATGATGAAGATCTTGAAGACCGCGTTGTTGACCTAGAAGACGCACTTGATGACCTAAAAGCTGAATTTGACGACATGATGAACGACAAAGACGGTGACGACGACGCTGGTGACGATGACGCAGAAATGCCATTCGATACTGACGGCGAAGAAGGTGATGAAGACGGCGAGGATGATGCAGACGCAGAATCCGATCTTGAGGCAGAGCAACCTGCATTTGAAGGTAAAGAAGCGAAAGCTACTGCACCACAATCAAATACAGAGCTAATGAGAGAATATGTAACAAAAGTATCAAGTGGACACGGCGCTGAAACAAAAGGTGGCGGAGAAGCAAGTGGTACTAATACAAAATCTACAGTAGCAAGTAAAAATGACATGGGAGGCACAGCCTCTAATATTACCAAAGGTGGAGAAGGCGGAGGTTCAAATACTGGACTAACTGGCAACGACACTAAAGAAGATTCAGCTGGTAACGTAAACGTTCCAGGTGGAAAAGCTGGTAAGTCAAATAAAGCTGACTCAAAAGGCCACGGTACCGAGAAAAAGGGAAAAGGCGAAGAAGGCGGAACTAATACTGACTCAGTAATAGGTTCGTAATAGTGTTAGGGAACAAGGTGTTGCTCAATTTACGAGAGAACTTGACATACGACCAAGCTAAAATGGTCATGGAGTCTACCGAGAACGACAAGGGTGGAAAAGACCTCTATTTAAAGGGGATTTGCATCCAAGGTGGGGTTAAAAATGCCAATCAGCGTGTTTACCCTGTTACCGAGATAGGTAGAGCTGTCAATACACTCAATGACCAGATTACTGGTGGTTATTCAGTTCTTGGCGAAGTTGATCACCCAGAAGGCCTAAACATTAACTTAGACCGTGTAAGCCATATGATCACAGAGATGTGGATGGATGGACCAAACGGTTACGGGAAACTTAAGGTATTACCTACGCCGATGGGACAAATAGTTCAAACAATGCTGGAAAGCGGAGTTAAACTAGGCGTCTCATCACGTGGTAGCGGTAACGTCACAGAAGACGGAACCGGACAAG